GAAAGCCAGGCCTCCCCGTGGACGCGGGCTTCGGTTGCTGCGGGGAACCGTGGACCCGAAGTTGTAAGGGCATTTTCAAAGTTTCTCCCCGATGTAGTCCGCCTCGCCCATACTGGCGATAAGCCGGAGTTGCTGTTCCAGCCACCCGACGTGTTTTTGATGCCACTTCAGGAGGTGCTCGAACAGGTTGCGCGTGGTGTCATCGAACGCCCTCATAGCAACCTGCACGGCCTGTTCGTACGGCTGCATGATAGCCATTTCGAGCGCCAACTCGGCCTGAAGCAGAGCGGTGAGTCCCGCCGCCTGGACAACCGGAGCAACCGTATAATTCAGGTCGCCGCCGAGCAAGAGCAGCCGGTCCTGTGTCTTCTTTACCCAACAGTGGGCATCTCCGCCGAATCCATGGAGCACCTTGGCTACTTTCTTGGCCCCCACAAACTTGACGTTTCGCCAGTCCGCGCGGTACTGCGCGTTCAGGTGCGTCTCCGCTGCCACCGCGGATTGCAGCGTCGCTAAAACTTCCAAATGTCCCGTCATGCGATCTCCCCGGCGAGTGCGCCGTAAACCTGTTCCGTGATTCGTGCCGCAATGGCCGCGGCGTCTTTCTTCTGCCAACCGGCGGCGGAGGAAGCGATTTCCGTAACTTGCGATTCGACGGCCTCCAGCTCCCGCCTCGATAGATCGGCGTTTCCGAATCGCCGCGCAACGAGCGCTTGGGCCATCGACGCGACCGCCGGGTAAATCGCGCGCCGGGTGAATTCGGCCTCTCCACCACGGTTGATCGCACGCCCGACGGCATCCCGGAACAGCCGGCGGTAGGAGGCGATGATCTGGTGGCCCCGTAACTCGGCGGCCGGGTTCCCCTCGTCGGAATTGGTGCCAGCGCCCCCGCCGGCCGCCGAGTTATCCTCTGCGCCGGGAAGTAGGGACGTGAGGGAAATGTATGCCCCTTGAACGATCCGAATGTGGCCACCGTCGGCCTCGCCTATCGGATTCTGCCTGAGCGCCCGGAGCACATCATCGGCATGATAGATGCCGCCGTTTCGAAGCGCCATCAACCCGGCCGTCTGCGACGCGAAGTCGCCCCGCGTCAGGTCCATGAAGTTGTGCTCACAGATAAACGGGCCGCTGAGGAGCTTATAATTGATCTCCTGTTCCATGTTCACCGCCCGGGGCGAAAGACAGAAGCGGACGTAATCGAGCCCCTGGTGTTCGATGTTGTTGTTGGTCGCCCGCTGAAGATCCTGGAGAAGGTGCATGGGCACGCGGTAGAGGCAAGCTATTTCCTCTTTTTGAAACTTCCGCGTGGCGATGAATTGGGCATCCTCGGGGGGGATGCTGATCTGCTCCCACTTCATGCCCTCCTCGAGAATGACGGGCCGGAGGGCTGTTTCCCCGGTGGCCCATTCGCGCAGGGACTTTTTGAGGTTCTCGTAAGCCTCCGGCTCCAGCGTCTGCGGGTGGCTCAGTATTCCTGTGGCTCGGGCTCCATTTCCGAAGAACTGCGCTCCGAACTTTTCGGCGGCCATGCTCAGTCCGAAGGCGTTCTTGCATAGCTGGATTGGAGAAAGTCCCACGATGCCATCGAGGGATAGACCCATGAAGTGCAGCATGTTCTCGGGGTCGATCCGCGCAACCTGGCCGGTGTCAGTCTGGGTGGTGGCATAAGCAAACTCCCCATTGATCTTCACCGGGGAGGTTCTGCCGGAATCGAGCGGTATGAGCGCGATCGCGCGCGCGGCCTTGTCACGCTTGATCCACGAATAGCCATTTCCGTAGGAGGAGACCGATGCGAGCATGGCCGCGCGCCAGACCTGGCTCGACATATTCGGGTTCGGGCGATCATGTAGGAGCGGGTAATAGCGATGCGTCGTCGCCAGCCGCATGCTGTCATCGGGCATCTGCTGGAAGATGTCCAGAGAGATGCGCGAAAGGTCTTCGCTGATAACCTTGATGCAGCCATATGCCGTGGTGAGCCGCAGCGCCTGCTTCTCGTTGACCATCATGCCGGCGTCGGAACGGCCAATCCCGAGCGATTCAAACAGCGCGCTCATCGGGAGCAGCGGCTGCGCCGGATCTTCGAGCGAGAACGCCTTGATGCCGAGGTTGTTACTCAGCCAACCCATTACTGTCTCCGATTCGCCGCCAACGCTTCACGCTTCGCTATGCGCTGGGAGCGCTCGATCAAGAGTGCGAACGAAAAGAACATCAGGCCGGCCAGAATCAGCGCCGCCGGCCAGTAGATCGCGGCCACGCCGGATTCGAACGTCAGGAAGCCGGCAAGAATCAGCACGTCCTGAAGGTCAAGTTTCTTCATAGAGTGAGTAACCCGCGGGTCGCATAAATCGAGTGCCTCTTGGGCGCCGCTGCCAGCGCCCGCGCCATGGCGGTCACGGTCGCGGAGATCCCGTCGATGCGTTTGGACGATTTGGATCGCTCTGGCTTGCTCGGCTGCACGTTATCCTTGTGATCGCCCTGGAGCCGCAGACACCGCGCGTTCCAGTTGAATACCGGGTTGTTGCCGTGCCGGATTCGCTGGTCGAGGTACAGCGCAAGCAGTTCCTTCGTGGGAGAACTCAGCATCTTGAAAGTCTGGGCGATGTCCACCACCGTGATTCCCTCTTCCTTCTCCAACTTCTCGGCGGTATTCTTGAAATTCCACGGGTCAAAAGGCATCTCCCGAAGCTGAAACATTCCGTTAGCCCATTTGATTTTGTCCGTGATGGCATCGAGCTTCACGGAGTTGCCGGGCGTGGACGTGATGAAACCGCGCCTAACCCACTCCGAGTACGGGACCTTGTCGCGCCGCTCCCGCTCGGCAACCTTCTCTTCGGGCATCCAGTAGTACAGCAGCACGGACCATTGCTCGCACTTTCCAGGCGGGAACAGTAGCGCCAGGGCGGTCAGATCGACAGTCCAGGACGCATCCACTCCGGCCCAGCATGGCTCGCCAACCAAACCCCAATCCCTGATGAGCAACTCGTCATCGTATGTGGGCCATGTTCGAAGGTCTACGCCCCCACCGCACTGTTGCCATTTGACGATATCGATAACCGAATCCTCCTGCTGGCCCCAGTATCCGAGTTGGTAGCGCAGGTAGTCCGAACGGATGTGCGGATCGTTCTCCGCCTTGCGGCAGAGGTCCGCGAGGTCTTTGTCGCGGACGTACCCTCCGTTGTCCTCATGGCTCGGGTTCGCTGCAATGCGCGCTTCTTTCGACTTCCAGTAGTCCGGATCGGCTTCAATGCGTTTCGAATCGGCGGCCCAGATCCGCCCGTAGAAGCGGGGGTCCTGGAAGACCTTCTCTTTGATCTGGATCGCGTATTCGTGTCGGCGGTAACAGAGCGGCGATTCATCAGGATCCCCGGCGCTGGTGATGTCGATGATGAGCGGGTTTTTCCGCTTCATGACCTTACGCTCCAGAACCTCGTTAAGTTCGAGCGCGCGAAACGTTCGCCAGCGGTGAAGCTCATCCCGGACTACGAAGGACGGCGCCAGCCCGTCATGCGCGAAACCGTCGGCAGAGATCGCCTTGTAGAAGCTCGTCGGATCGTCGCGCCGCACGATGGTCTTGGTCGATGGCGTGACCAGCATCCTGGATGACAGCCGCGGGTTGGCGCCGATCATCTGCGCCGCGGCGCGGAAGACAATCGAGGCCTGCTCTTTGGTGGTGGCCGCCGAGTACACCTCCGTCCCAGTGCCTTGTGCCGTCCCCAGGAGCGCCACCACGAAGCCGGCGCAGATCGTCGTTTTCGAGCTTCCGTTCGGCATCTCTAAATACACGTCCCGATAGACCCGGGTCCCGTCATCGTCCAGCGTCCCGAAAATGTCCCGTATGACTCCGCGCACCCACGGCATGAGCACGAAGGGTTGGCCGGCGTAATCGCCCGTGAGCGTGAGCTCCCGTTCGAAGAACCTGGTGATCTTGCATGCCGCGCAACGCAGGCGCCCATCGCTCAGAAGTTCGGCCCATTCCGTAGGCTCGTCGCAGAAGGAACAGAATCGCATTCATCTTTCTAGGGCAGTTGCGGCGGTGGCGGCGGTGGCGGAGGCTCTGGTAATCGTTGGAGCGGTGGCCATCCCGCTTTTGGATTAGCTCGGTAGGCCGCCAGGTTACGCAGTCTTCGCTGCTCTTCCCGGTACGGAACCACGGCAAAAACCCAGGTGATCAGCAATCCAGCGAAAAGGAAAATCCAAAGTTCCGTCATACCTTAAACCTTGAGCAGTTGCGGCCCGCGGGCAAACGTCGCCGCGTCTTCCGGGTCCTGCGCGACTCCTGCTTGTGTGGTCGTGAGCCGGATGGAGGTCCGAGCGGAAGCTGATAGACCGATCTCGCGTCGAAGTACGTTCTCGCGGTGGCGCAGGGTATTGAGCATCGTGCCGGATTTCGTCATCTGCGCACTGGCGGCGATGCCCCGAAGTTCGGCCTTCGTCAGTTTCAGCCCTTTCTCTTTGGCCTGTTGGACCGCCTGAGCCACGCCACGCCGCTCCGCGTCCCGCATCGCCCGCTGCAAGGTATCCTTGTCCGCCCGTACCTCACAGTAATCGGCCAGCACTGCCCCATCCGCGATGGTGAGCAGCCCGGGAACCTGCAGCATGATCGCCACGGTGATGCGCCAGATCCTGCGAGCACCCCTGCTCAATCCCTGCGGCATGTCCGGTTCACCCTCCGCGAATCGCGGTTCGTGCGAATCATCGATAGCGCGATGACCGGGAAATCCCTGCGCCGCCTCTAGCGCGGTCGGCTTTTTGGCTGGTCCACGAAGTCCCATGTTTTTAATGGCTAACCTGTTGACTGCCTAAGGCGTAAAGTCCTTGCTTGCAGTTGCTTGGCGTCCTATAGTGAATCATGCTGCTATTCCTCAAACAGCGATTCGTGAATCAAATTTTAGCGGGCACAAAGACCTGCGAGATTCGCTACGGCGCCCGCTATCGCAACGTGAGACCCGGCGCCACGCTTTCTATCAACGGGCGATTCCGCGTCGTGGTGGACCGCGTGGACGTTCACGACCGGGGCATCCTCGTTGGTACCGGGCTGGTCTCCGCCGCCGATCTGGCGGACTGTTACGGCGCTGTCGATGGCCCGTTCTATGTTTTCCATTTCACGCCACCGACAGCAGAATCTTCGCCTCAGCCAGCGGCATAACCGGTCCGCAATATTCAAACGTCGCGCACGGCCGCCCGCCCCATTGCCCCATTCCCGGTCGATTGAGCGTTGATATCGTGCTGTATCTGCCCGGTTTTTTCACCATCGTCCAATTCGGGGAACGATCCGACGCGCGCACAAATGCGGGATGCGCCGGGTAGTTTCTGAATCGCTTGCCAAGCGCGCCGTAAGCGGCCGCAATCTTCTCCATCAGCACAAACGCCAACCCGAGACCCTGCCAATCTGGCAACGTGACCACGCGCGATACGCCTTTGATTTCCTCGCCTATCGTCGCGCCGCGGCTGACCGGCTTCGGCAGCACCGCGCAGAACGTCGTCAGCGTCTTGCCCACCCACAACCCGAAGCAGCGGGCGCCCGCATGTAACTTGGCGCTCATATAGTGAAATGGAGAGAACATCCGCCAGGCGGAGTAGGGTACCCGCCCAATCGTGACATCGAGAGCGGGGCGTCGTTGAAGTGACCTCCGCGCGAAAGCCATCGTGGCCGGCTCAAAAATCCAGTCCGGCTGGAGCCAGTCCACGATATCGTAGTGACACGATACCGCCACGAATCGTCGCTTGTTTCTGCGGATGAATTTCTCTACGGCGTGCGCGCCGATCTGCGCCACTTGGCGATCCACGACGCTAGTGAATTCGTCCACCACGATGGGGTCGGGAAGTTCCAGCAGTCGGCGGGCCAACTCCACGCGGAAGCGCTCGCCATTCGATAGCACTCGAAACGGTCGCAACCATGCCGGGATCGTGTTGAACCCGACCGCGCTGCACGCTTGCGTCACCTGTTCCATCGAGAGCTTGAGAGAGAAGTCATCCACCACGCTTTTGCCATGCCATTCGAGGTCCGGGTGATAGTCGGCACCGAATAGATCGCGGGCGATGCTGCTTTTGCCGCAACCGGACGGACCGACGATTAGGCCCACATTCCAGTCGCCCGCTTCAATTGGGATCTCGCCGTGCCATTCCATTCGGCATTTGTCCACGGGCGGGACATCAAACATGGCGGAGAGTTGCTGTGCGCGCGCCGAGCGTGACGGTTCGGATTCGACTATGAGATCAACGCGCGACATTTCAACCCTTCCTGCTGGAATCGATCCAGCAGTTCCGTCTGCTGCATTTCGTCCTGGCAATCCACCACGACTCGATACTCCAGGCCGTCCATGTGCCCGCCTCTCTTCGCCAGATTCTCATCGGGCTCCCAGCCGTCCGCAGAAAACATCGCGGCGAGTTCGTCAGAGTTGAATCCCGTCAACTTCAGATCGAGATCCAGCGCTTTCAGGTCCAGCAGATCGGGCCCAAGGAGTTCGAAGTCCCAACTCGCCTCCTGATGGCTGCGATTGTCCATCAGGCGGTACGCTTTGACCTGAGCGGGGGTGAGATGCGAGGCAATCAGGACCGGAACCTCGATCATACCTAACTTCTTGGCCGCCATCAGTCGAGTGTGGCCGACTATGATCACGCGCTGCGCATCAACCACGATGGGCTGCTGCCAGCCGAATTCCTTCAGGCTCGCGGCCACCTTATCCACGGCCTGAGCGGAAAGCTTGCGCGCGTTCCTGGCGTAGGGGATTGGCCGATCAATGGGCCACATCTCGATCTGCATCGCGCTGTTTGACGAGATATCCTCTGTGATCTTGATTGTTTTCGACATTTTGTAATCTGCGAGAATTCGCGCGACCGGCCGCGACG